GTACAAACAGGTCGGCGGACCTTCCACCAACATGCCGACCAGCTACACGCTGGAGACCAATGGCAATCTATCTGGTGGTGAAGCGGCATTCGGACCCTACACCACAGATACGTATGTCAAGGTCGTCAACAACAGCGCCAGCATGGCCTATTACTCCGTCGGCGCTCTCGCCGCGGTCATTCCGTGTACGCGCCAGTCCCCGCGCACGGTCTACACGCAGCTGACCCCGATTGCGTACACCACTTCGCAAACGGCCTTGGCGACGGATCTGATGAACGGGCTCATCACCGGCACACACACCGCCGGCACCACTCAGACTTACACGCTGCCCACGGGCACCCTGACCGACACCGCCAGCGGCTTGCAGATCAACCAGGGGTTCGAGTGGACCCTGATCAATCTATCAGTGGCTGCGGTGGATACGGTGACTATCGCCGCAGGCTCCGGCCACACCATCGTCGGCAGCGCCGTGGTGCAGTCGTCGCACGCATCCACCGGCGGTTTGTACGGCAATGCAGCGCGCTTCTTCTCTCGCAAGACGGCCGCGAACACCTTCGTCACGTACCGGCTCAACTGATCGGAGACCAAGCACGTGGCCGATGAAGCAACCGTAGTCTATCGATGCCCTGGGGTGAATTTCGGCCCAGGTGGACATACTTACGACTGCAAAGAGGCGAAAACTCAGGAAGACACCGACCGGCTCGTCAACGCGGGTTGGTCGCTCTCCCTGGATGCCGCCATCGAGCTCGCCGATCTCGGCGGCCCCGTCAAGCCGTCGCCGGGCCCATCGGCTCCGGTGTCGGCGGAGGATGCGCAGAAGGCGCTCGAGAAGGCCGCGGAGAAATCCCTGGCCGCCAAGAGAGCGCTCGAGGCGGATGAGCTGGCCTTCGGCGAAGCGACCCAGGAGTTGGCCGCCGCCACCGAGGCCGCCCAGGCGGCCGAGTCCGAACGCAGCGCCGCCGCCACCAAGGCGGAATCGACCGCGGCCGCTCGATCTCAGGCCGAGTCCAAGGCGCAAGCCGCCGCCAAGTCCCTCACATCCAGCAAGTTGCGATCTGCCGCAGCGGAGAAGGCCCTGGCTGACGCGGCATCCGCTGCGCTCACCGTGGACAAGCTCCTCGATGCCGCCAAACAGAAGGCCCTCGACGAAGCGGCGGCCGCAGAGAAAGCCCTCGCCGACGCTGAAGCCAAAGCCAACACCGAATCGGGAACGGACGGATCGACCAGCTCGAAGTCGTCCAGCTCGAAGGGCAAGGCGAAGTAAATGGGATGGACCAAGGCGGAGCTGCTCGACCAGGGTTTCCAGCAAATCGGTCTTGCTGGATATGTTTTCGACCTGCCGCCGGAGCAACTACAGTCTGCTCTGAAGACGCTCGATTCCATGATGGCCACCTGGAACGGCCGCGGCATTCGCCTTGGCTACCCGATCCCCTCCACCGCCAGCGGCAGCAGCGGTGATGAAGACTCCGGAATCCCTGACTACGCGAACGAGGCCGTGTTTCTCAATCTGGGAATCCGTCTCGCTTCTACGGTCGGCAAGCCCGTCTCGGTCGAGCTGAAAGCCAACGCCAAGCAGGCGCTGGACTCTCTGCTGGCGAAGGCTGCGATGCCCCGCGAGATGAACCTGCCCACCACCATGCCGAAGGGCGCCGGCCACAAGACGCACCGCAACACCAACCGACCTTTCCTCGATCAGCCGGAAGACGTGCTCGAGGCGGGCCCCGATTCGGATCTCGACTTCGAGTAGGACGGCACACCCATGGGAACCAAAATCGACAAGCTCTCCGCCAAGGACACGCCCGCCGCCGGTGACCAGGTGGTGCTCTATTCGACGTCCGACGGCGATGCGCGCCGGGCGTCGGTGACCGCCCTGGCTGCAACCATCCAGTCGCTGATCACCGTAAACGACGACAAGACCACGCAGTACGATGCGCCGTCGGCCAGTCCATTCACGACCACTGTCACGCAGTCTTCCAGCTCCATCTGGCTGATTTTGACCCCGACCGGCACGCTCGCTGTCGGCACGATCGCGCTGCCGGCCTCCGGCACCGCGGCCGACCGCCAGGAAGTGCTGATCAACTGCACGCAGGCCGTGACGACATTGACGGTGTCCGCGACCGGGGCCAATGTGACGGGCGCCCCGAGCACGCTCGCAGCCAACGACCGGTTCCTGATGCGATACGACGCACCCAGTAACACGTGGTACAGGGTGGGCTGATGCCGAACCTGATCCCTATCCCCATCATGGCCGGTATCTACGTGGACGGCAATCCTGCCCTCCGCGTCGCGTACCCAGTCAACATGGTGCCGGTGCCGGCCCAAGATGGCGGCATCGCCGATGGGTTCCTGCGCCCGGCGGAAGGGATCGTCGCGTTCGCCCCCGGCCAGGGCGTGGACCGGGGCGCGATCGTGCCGACGGCCACCGGGCTCACGAATCACTACCGGGTGAGCGGCACGAAGCTGATCCAGATCTCGACGGCGGCCGCGGTGACGGTAATAGGCACCATCGCCGGCACCGGCCTGGTGCGGATGGTCCATTCCTTCGACAAGCTGGGCGTCTGCAATGGCACCACGCTCTACTACTGGGACGGCATCACGCTCACCAGCGTCACGGACCCCAACGCAGGAACCGTGAATGATGCGGTCTGGATAGACGGCTATTGGCTCGTGACGGACGGTAGCACCGTCGCCGCTTCGGAGCTCACCGACCCGAACACGTTCAACGCCACCAAGTACGGGGGAACCGACCGCCCCGACCCGATCCAGTGCCTGCTCAAGGTCCAGAATGAGCTCCACGTGGTTTCCCGGAGCTTCATCGACGTCTTCCAGAACGTCGGGGGCGCCGGGTTCCCTTTCCAGCGCGTCAACTCCGCAGTGATCACCAAGGGAGCCGTCGGCCGGCGCGCCGCGGCGGTGTTCAACAACGCAGTCGCCTTCGTCGGAGGCGGCAACACCGGGGGAACCAGCGAGGCCCCGAGTGTTTGGATCGGGCGCAACGCGCAGACGGTCAAGATCTCGTCGCGCGAAATCGACAACCTACTGCTGCAATACACCACCGCGCAGCTCGCAACCATCCACCTCGAGGTGATCTTCGACCGCGGTTCCGAGTTCTTGTACATGCACCTGCCCGACCGGACCATGGTGTACGACGCCACCGCGAGCGCCGCAGCCGGACAGCCAGTGTGGTGCATCCTGGTGACGGCGATCGACGGATTCAGCCAGTACCGGGCCATCAATATCATTCGATTCAATGACGCCTGGATGGTGGGGGATCCGCTCTCGAGCTCCATCGGTGTCTGGTCCACCGAGGTCAGCACACACTGGGGATCCGACGTGCGCTGGGAGTTCTCCACCCAGATGATCCGCAACGAGGGCCGCGGCGCGATCATCCACGAGCTGGAACTGGTGGGCCTGACGGGCGTGGTCGCCTCCGGCATCGAGCCGCAGGTGGCCACGTCCTACTCGGTCGACGGCAAGGTCTGGAGTCAGGACCGGTCGATCAAGTCGGGGAAGATCGGGGAAACCACCAAGCGCCTGCGCTGGTTTCAGCAAGGCACGTGGCGCAACTACCGCATCCAAAGGGTACGCGGCGACAGCGGATCTCGGCTTTCCGCGCTTCGATTGGAGGCCCAGGTTGAACCCCTGGCGTACTGATCATGCGACTGGTCACACGAAGGCCGGACCGCGCGCAGCTGTCGAAGTTCATCACCGATCAGCAATCGGTGCGGGCCTTCGAGGAGCTCTTCGGTGTCTACACGCTCCTGCCCGGAGACGTGATCTACCGCGGGGCCACCACGCGCACGGGCGCATTGCGCTGCGATGGCAGCGCGGTCAGTCGCACGCTCTACCCGGACCTCTTCAAGGCGATCGTGCCGGTGGCTCTGGTCACGATCACGATTGCCTCGCCGGGTGTGATCACGTGGACCGCGCATGGGCTGGCCGCCAACTGCAAGATCTCGTTCTCGACGACGGGGGCTCTGCCCACGGGCATCACCGCGGGCACGGTCTACTTCGTCAAGACGGTGATCGGGGTGAACACGTTCTCGGTGAGCGCAACGGCCGGGGGCGCGGCGATCAACACCAGCGGCTCGCAGAGCGGAAAGCACACGGCAACGGCGTTTCCCTACGGGAACGGCGACGGCTCGACCACGTTCAACGTTCCGACGATCGCCGCGGTCGGCTCTGCACCGGGCACATCGAATGCGTTCATAATCTTCTAACTGGAGGTGTATTAGCGTGATCGGACTTGCGGGCCTGTTGGGAAGCTCGCTGATAACCGGCCTGCTCTCGGCCAACGCGCAGAAGGACGCCGCGGACAAGGCCGCCGCTGCCCGCCTCGAGGCCAACCGGCAGGCGCTCGAGGCGCAACAGCAGAACTTCAACCAGGGACTGGCATTCCAGAACGCGCAGCTGGGCCGCGGCGACGCTCTGGCGCAGCTCCAGCAGGGTCGCCTGCAGAGCATTTTCGCCCCGCTCCTGGGCGCTGGCAACACCGCGATCGGAGGACTCGGGCAGTTCGGCGCCGGAGGCCTCCAAGCCTTCCAGCAGCAGCTGGGCCTCTCCGGGGCATTGGGGCCCAACGCGCAGCAACAGGCTATCTCGGGCATCGAGAGCGGGCCGCTGTTCAGCGGCCTGGAGCGCCAGGGCGAGACCGCGATCCTGCAGAACGCATCGGCGACCGGAGGCCTTCGCGGCGGGAACACGCAGGCCGCTCTCGCGCAGTTTCGCCCGCAGCTGTTGAACTCTCTCATCCAGCAGCAATTCCAGAACCTGGGCGGGCTCTCCGGCCTGGGGTCGCAGAACCTCGGGGCCCTGGGCCAGCTCGGGCAGAGCGGCGCTTCGGGGCTGGCGCAGGGCGGGCTCGGAATCCTGGGCGCGCAGCTGGGCCTCGGTGGCCAGATCGCGAACAACGTGGCCGGCCTGGGCGGGGCGAATACGAACGCGATCACGGACCTGATCGGCCAGCAGGGGGCCATAAACGCTGGCAACG